TCATTTGTCATCCTCGAATGGAACTTCGCCTTCTATAGGCTCATGTCGAGCCGCAAGTCCGGCGCCATAGCCGAGCTTGTAAACTTTCAACTCCTCATCGGAGAGATTGCCAAGTTGAGGCGGGACGGTGAACTTTTCCGTCCGACCGCTGATCCCTAGCTGACGCTCCTCTTCGGCATCGAGGTCCGCCATATCCCTGGCATGTTCCGCCCGCTGTTCTTCGTATCGCTCCCATAGCGATTTGATGTTCTCAAGGGCGCGATCGTCCACGCCTTGAACACGACCCGTCATCATGCCCATCACGGTTTCTTCGATCTCGTGGGTTAGGTTGTCGATTCTCTCATCCGTCACCCCGCCTTTGAGGATACCGAGCATGTTGATCAAATCGGCCACGCGGGTGTCGACCGGCCATGGCTCGGGAAACTCGCGATGAAGGATGCGTACGATCTCGGTGTTCATCGATCGACCGTGTCGTTCAGCATAGGCCTTGATTCTATCTCGAAGCCCGATCGGCAATCGAACTTGGAAACGTTCGGCCAATTGGCTCGGGTATTTCTGCTCATCATCATCCATTACCTATGGATGCAACTTGGCATCAAAAAATGCAATGGTGCAACTTGCACTCAGTGTGATTCAATCGTATATCATAGAGGCAACTTGCACCTATTCGGCGCGAAGGGTCACAAATGAAAATCCAAGCAGAGCCACCGATCGACCTCGTTTGGGGAGCAGCCGAGATCGGCAAGGAAATCAACAGAAAGCCCCGGCAAACATTTCACATGCTGGAATCTGGGCTTCTGCCGGCCCGCAAAGTCGGTAATCAGTGGGTGGCAGAGCGCGGAAAGTTGCGGGCTTTCTTCCTTGGTGATGGGGAGCAGGCAGCGTGACCGCGATCACCGCATCCCAGTCCGATCTCGTCGCCGTCGTACCGAAGAACAGTCGCGAAAAAATCCGCATCTCGCTCGACATGTATAACGGCTACCGAGTGTTCAACGCGCGTGTTTTCTACGAGGTGGAAGACGGCTCGAAGCGCCCTGGCAAGGGCATCGCCTTCAAGGTCGACAAGCTCGAGGCGTTCGCCGAAGCCGTCGCCATGGCTCTGGTGATGGCCGAGAAGAATGGGTTCGTGAAATGAGCGACGCAGCGTCAACCCACAACCTGCTAGCGCGCCGGTTCGTCCGTGAAATTATCGGCGCGGCGATCAAAGACGGCGCAACCTATGCCGAGTTGATGGTGATCGTAGAGAGTTCGCAGATGGCGGTTCTCGAGGTGCTAAACCGCCACTATGACCTCACGCCGCAAGTTTCTACCGGCCTCTTGGAAGGCAGCTTAAATCGAGCGATCGAGCGCTTTGCAGGCGGTCGGGCCAAGCCATGAGCGCGGCGACAGCGATCAGCCGCGCTCCGGCATCATCGCAGATCCTAGACGCTGCGCACTGGCTCGCCACGGGCGGGGCGGACCGCACCAAGGCGGTCGTGCCACAAATGCAAGAGCGTTTCGGCCTCTCTGCCAGCGACGCCTGCGAGGCGGTCCGCGAGGCAAATCTGATCCGCGCGAGGGCGACCTAAGGTGCGGCCGACGGTGGAGGTCGGCGATGACGGATCCGAGCGCCTCATGCTCGGCAACGTCATCATGAAAGAGAAGCCGGCCCGCAAGCGTGCCAGGCGCACAGATTGGTCATTCTCTCCCGAGACGCTACGTATGCGCGAAGTGGAGAAGGTGATCCGCGCCCGCCATCACGGCCCGATCCCCGATCCTGAAGACACCGACGACCGCGGGACCTGCATTGCCTACATACGGGCTGCGGCAATGTCTCTGTCCGGGCAGGACATGAATGCTTGGGCCTCGATATGGGCGCCGTGGGCTGGCGCTGAAATCGTCCACCCGATCATCGCGGAGACATCGAGCAGGCGCCTGATGATGCGCGCTGACGGTGTGGCTGGCCTTCTTGGGGTGACGATGGCCGAACGAACATCGCTCAACTTGAAGACGATAGGCGCTTGCGACGTCTCCAAGGCTGAACGGATGAAGATCGCGAAAGAGCGGAAGCGTGAACGCGACCGAAGCAGAATGGCCGATACCAGGAAGTCGCAGGGCCGCAAGGATCGCGACACTTATGAGGCCGAGTCTCTCTCGACGTTGAAACCGTGGGAGGTTGGTGGCGTCTGTCGCCGAACATGGGAGCGGAGGCGCAACTCGACATCACCTGTCGCAAGTCCGTCGCGAGTAGAATCTTCATCGGAGAGGCGACATACTTGCGACACTGAGACCATTTTCCCTGAAAAAGGATTGTCTACGGACGTCAAAAAGCAAGCGCTGCAAAGCACGGTCGGCGAAGCCGGACGTGGCAGGGTCCGGGGGATTATCCCCCGGCGGGGTTACCAAGGGGCGGAGCCCCATGGGAGCGGCGACACACCTGAGGCAGCAGCATGAGGCAGATTGACTTTTCCGAGAAACGTGCGCTCGCGGCGGCGGAGGTGATCCCGTTTCCGGTCGATCGGCATCTTGTGTTCATCCGGCAAACCGCACGTATCCTCGAGCGCCGGCAGGGCATTGCTGCCGAAAGGTTTTGGAAGACGGAATGCCGCCGTCTCTATGGCAGGCTTCAGGTGCAGGGCCTGGCCGAGGCCGAGATTCGGGCGGAAATCGAGCGGTTTGCTGCAGCGGTTCATGGCGAGATGCGGCGCGCAGCCTGGGCCGAATGGCAGCGCCGGTATCCCGACGGCGATGCGGCATGAGCATGGGTCGAGGTGCTTCTGTATGCACAAATCATTTGTCTGCACAGGAACGTATGTACAGACAAAATGTGCATACACAAACGTGCATACGCACTCCAACAGGACGCTCCTCACCCGTGAACCGCGTGCTCCGCGACAACATGCCGGCTTGAGGCACGAAATTTTCGGCAACATGCGCGATGATCCAAACTGATTTCGCCAGTAAGGATGACCCTCACCGCATGACCGCACGGATATCGGATGATGATCTGAGGCATGGCCAGATGGCGGCGCTGCGCCGCGCGCGCAGCATGTTTTCCAAATACAGTCGCAGCGGCGTCCGAATGAGCGACGAACTTCTCGCCTTGATTAGGAACCTGGTCGACAAGGTAGACGATCTCGAAGGCCAGGTCGAAAGCCTGGGATTGGCTCTCAAACTCGATCGTGCGGCGAATACGCAGGCCGCCTTCGGCATTCCGGAAAACTTGGCGCAGCTTCTCATCATGCTTTCCGACGGCATGCCGCATAGCAGGGAATCTGTCCATGGTGTCCTTTATTTCCGACGGCCGGAGATCGACTTGCCAGAATTGCGGGTCGTCGATTCGCTGGTCTACCAGCTGCGGAAAAGCGTCAAGCCGCACGGCGTCGTGATCGCGACGATTTGGGGAACTTCGGTCCAAATCACCAGCGGTCTAGATCTCGTGAGGAGCGCGATGGAGACTGCGTGCATTCCGAGGGCCTATGGCTTCGAATGCCGGGTCACTGCCAAAGGGAGCGCTTGATGGACTTCGCAGGTATCCGCCCTTGGTACGTGGTGGAGAGCGACGTGTCGGCTGCGATCAAAGCGCGCGAAGAACTGCTGCGAGCCGGCTACGAAGTCTTCTGGCCCTTCTGGCGAAAAGAGATCAAGCACCACCGGACAAAAAAATGGACGACGCGTGAATTTCCGCTGTTCACGCGCTACGGCTTCGTTCGGCTGGATGGACCGGACCAATGTTCCGAGCTCGACGATATCGACGGCGTCGACAAGGTGCTCCGCATCCGCGGCTTTCCGGTCCCGGTGACTGACGACGTGATTGCCCGGATCCGACGCGCCGTCGACAGCGGCGCCTTCGATGAGACGAGGGAACACGGCTACCGGCTGCACGCCGGCGACAGGGTGCGCATCGACGAAGGCCAGTTCATCGGCATCGAGGGCCTGATTGACGCTGTGAAGGACGGCCGGAAGGCCAAGGTGCTGGTCTCGATGTTCGGCCGATCGGTGCCAACAACGGTAAACCTTGAAAATCTTGCGAAGGTAGAGTAATACCCGCGCACAGGCGATTTGCGGCCGACTGAGCGGGATCTTCGGATCACTCGCCGGGCCGATGCGGGGCGAAGATTTCGCCGCCCCTGCGCTCCGGGACATTTTCAGAAAATCAAACGTTAGCTGCGCTTGCAAACGCTGGCGAACTGCGGGCGTTCTCAATGTTCCGTTGGGCCGCGACGACGATAGAGCGAAGCAGCACAAGCATGATGACGTATTGGTCCATCGCGCTCAGCTTTCGAAACTCTACCTTTGGGGTGCGCGCTATACGATCAAGAAATTTGGGGAGGTTTTGCTTCTCCTCGGTTGAAAGCGCTTTGTACAGGCTCTTCGCGTCTTCATCGGTTAGATGCCGGTCGGGCTGATGCGCGAGTTTATTCCGCAAGTGCCCCACCGCAGCCAGAGCAGGCTTAATGCGGTTGTCCAGGCCAAGGGCAAACGCCAAGGCGCATCGTTTCGAATAGTCCAAGTTCATCGCCTTGAGCTCGGCCGGCACTTTCAGGCAGAGGCTGAGCAGTTTCTCCAGTTCGAAGTCGAGATAAGCGACGCCACGAATGATGACCGTGAACGGATCGTTCCCGCTCATGGTCTCGTAATATGCATTCTCGGCTTGAAGATTGATTATGGCCATTTTCATTTCCTCGCTGACAGGGAGGGCGGACGATGAACTTTCTCGACCAGCGCCGCTCCAAGCTATCACCCACCGCCATCAAGGCGATACGGGAAGACCTTCGCCAGCGGACCGCCCTGGCCGTGTCGATCGCCGGCAAGAAAGCGAGGGCAGAAGTGCAAACGGAAATCCTCGAGGCGCTGGCCGTGGTCAAAGCGAAGGCGGCAAATGCCTGACTTAACTGCAAGGCAGACGCGGTTCGTCGAAGAGTACCTCGTCGACCTGAACGGAAAGCAGGCGGCGATCCGGGCTGGATACTCGGAAAACTCGGCGGAAGCAGAGGCCTCCCGGCTGTTAAGGAATGTCAAGGTTTCGGCCGCGGTGGCGGTGGCGCTTGAAGCCCGCGCGAAAAAGACCGGGATTGACGCCGAATGGCTGCTCCGGCGCTTGGTCGACGAGGCCACCGCTGACATCGCCGATCTGTTCGATGACGATGGCAATCTGAAGCCGCTGAAGGCGTGGCCGAAGATTTGGCGGACCGGCCTCGTCGCCGGCGTCGAGTTCGAAACGATCACCGTAAAGGGCAAGAAGACCGGCACCATCGGCAAGGTGAAGCTCTCCGATCGCGCCAAGCGTCTCGACATGATCGGCAAGCATGTGGACGTCCAGGCCTTCCGGGAGCGGGTCGAAGTGACAGGCAAGGATGGCAAGGATCTGGTTCCCGAGAAGGATGGCCGCACGCTGGCGCGTGAGATCGCCTTCGCTCTCGCCGCGGGCTTGCAAGGTGGCAAGGAATGAGCGTCAGCCAGACGTTCGAAGACATCCTCGCCAGCTACAAGGCGCTGTCACCGGGCAAGCAACTGCAAATCCGCGAGAAGGCGGCGGCAATCACTGCCGGCAAGGTCGGCCTGCCCAATCCCGGGCCTCAAACGGAAGCCTATTTCAGCGAAGCCGATGAATTGTTCTATGGCGGATCCGCCGGCGGGGGCAAAACTTACCTGATCTGCTCGCTGGCGCTGAACGAGCACGAACATTCGCTGATCCTTCGCCGGGTCGGGAAGAACCTCAAGGGCGTCAAACGCGAACTGCAGGGCCTGCTGGGCTCGCGGAATGGCTTCAACGAACAATTGGGCAGCTGGCGCCACGGGCGCGGCGTGATCGACCTCGGGCACTGCGAGCACGAGAGTAACCGGGAAGACTACCAGGGCAACGCGCACGACCTGAAGGCCTTCGACGAGCTGACGCAGTTCACCGAGACGCAGTACACCTACATCATCGGATGGAACCGTTCGGGCAATCCAAACCAGCGCTGCCGGGTGGTGGCCACCGGCAACCCGCCATCGACCGCGGAAGGCCAATGGGTGATCCGCCGGTGGGGCGCATGGCTCGATCCGACGCACCCAAACCCGGCCAAGCCCGGTGAACTGCGCTGGTACACAACCATCGACAGCGAAGACACCGAAGTCGACGCCAGCTATGTCGGCCCGAAAGGTGAGCGGCCGCGGTCCCGAACCTTCATTCCCTCCACGCTCGAGGACAACCCAGACCTGGCCGACACCGGCTATGCGGCGACGATCGAGGCCATGCCTGAACCGCTGCGCACCATGTTGCGTGAAGGGCGGTTCGACGTCGGCCAGCAGGATGATCGCTGGCAAGTCATTCCCTCCGACTGGATACGGCAGGCGCAAGGCCGCTGGACGCCAGACGGCTTCAAGGGTCTGAAGATGACGGCGCTCGCGGTCGACGTGGCCCAGGGCGGCCCTGACAAGTCGTCCTTTAGCCCGCGATACGGCACATGGTTCGCGCCGCTGGTGCGCAAGCCGGGCAAGGAAACGCCGGACGGACCAAGCATCGGCGCCGAAGTGTTCAAGATCCGCCGCGACGGCTGCGTTGTCGTCATCGACGTGGGCGGCGGGTATGGCGGCGACGCGATGCGGTTCCTGAAGGACAACGGCGTCCCGGTTGCAGGCTTCAATGCAGCCCATGCGTCCACGGCGCGCACAGTGGATAAGGCTCTCGGCTTCGTCAACAAGCGTGCTGAGGCCATCTGGCGGTTCCGTGAGGCGCTAGACCCTGGGCAGGAAGGCGGCTCACCGATGGCGCTGCCACCTGACCCGATGCTGGTTGCTGACCTTGTGTCCTATCGCTGGAAGCCAGTGGGCGCCGGCAACATTCAAATCGAAAGCAAGGAAGAAATCCGCAAGCGGATAGGCCGGTCCCCTGATGACGGCGACGCAACCATCATGTCGTGGTCCGAAGGGGAAAAGCTGGCAATCCGCAAGATGCATGAAGCGGCGCTCGGCGGCCGACTGCCGCAAGTCAAGGTCGGCTACTCGCAACAGAAGGTAGGCAGACGATGACATTCGAAGACAGCATAAAAGTGCCGAAGCCGCCGAAGGGCGCAACTCGTGGCTCGATCACAGAAAAGCAGGCAGCAGCATCGCTCGCCCTGGCCGGCAAGGCATTCGGGGAAGCCCGCTTCGGCCTGATCCGGGCTGAACGTGCCGCCGGCGCGGTGTCGGTCCTCTATGGGCTCAATGGCCGGGCGCTGGACGCCAAGGGCTTGGCCTATGAGCTGAACAACTGAGGGCTGGCTCGATGCACAAGAACACCTCTGGCGCCTTGCTGGTGCTGATCATCGCCGCTGCCGGGCTCGTCCATGACAAGCCCTGGGCATGGGGCCTTGCCGCTGTCACCTGCGCGCTGGCCTTCCTCGCCGAAGAGTTCGCCGCTGCCGGAAGCGTCGGCGCTGCGGTCCTTCACGTCTGTCTGGCCCTCCTATCGTGGGTGGCAGTCGGCGCCGCGTTCCTCGCTCTCATCGTCTGAAAGGAAAGACCATGGCATCCTTGTTCAAGCCCAAAACCCCGAAACTGGAAGAGCCGGCCCGTATGCCGGACGCGCAAGACCCGGCTGTCCTGGCTGAGAAGCGCCGCCAGATGGCAGAGATGCGGGCGCGTGGCGGTCGGGATTCGACCATCATGTCCGACAACCTCACCGGCTCTGTTGGCAAGCTGGGCGCCTGATCCATGGCGCTCGTCTCCGCTGCCGCGTCGGACAGGCATCAAAAGCTGATGCAGGCTATCGGCGAAGCGGTGGCGTCTCATACTCGGCAATCGCCGATGATGATTGACGAAATCGTCGGCATCCTCGGCTTCTGCGCGGGCGCTGCGATTGTCAGCGGGTGCAAGGGCCACGGCAACCGCAAGAAGATGCGGGCTGTGGTCAGCGCCAATGTCGACCACGGCATGGAAGTCATGGCTCGCGCCGCTTCCGAATCCAGCCTGATCATCCCTGGGGTGACACATTGACCGCGACCTCTGCCGCCGTCCAAACGATTGTCGACAACGGCAACCGCCTATTCAGCGAGAAGACGCCGCTGCTGAGCCATTGGCAGGAGCTGGCAGAGCATTTCTATTACGACCGGGCAGACTTCACCGGGCCGCTCAACATCGGGTCTGACTATGCCTCGGGCTCGTTCTCGTCTCGCGCTGCCATCTATCGCCGCGACATGGCCGACCTCTACCGCACGATGCTGCGGCCTTCCGATTTCTTCGAAGTCAAATCGCTGGATGATGCCCGCAACAAGGTGCCTGAAGCTCGGTCCTGGCTGGAATATGCCACAGCCATGCAGCGCGCCGTCATGTACCGGAACGGCGCCGGGTTCACCAAGGCGACCGAAGCAGGGGACCATGATCACCTGACCTTCGGGCAGGCTGTCATCGAAGTGACGCCAACGACCGACAGGCGCAACCTGTTCTATCGGAATTGGCATCTGCGCGATTGCGTATGGTCGGAAGACTATGCCGGCAACGTCTCGGACGTGCACCGCAACTGCAAGCCGACGATTACCCAGCTCATGCAGCTTTTCCCGGGCAAGGTGCCTGAAGCGCTGACGCGTGACGCTGCGAAAGACCCTTACAAGAAAATCTCTGCCCGGCATGTGGTGGTGCCTTCCGCGTCCTACGATACCGGCATCTCGGTTCGGGCTGAACACGAGTTCATTTCGCTATGGGTGCTGCCCGACTGCGAAGGCGAAGTCCTCGAAAACATCGGCCGCACATATCGCGGCTACATCGTGCCTCGCGGTCCGACCGTCTCAGGCTCGCAATATGCCCGCTCGGTCTTCACCTCGATCATCCTGCCCGATAGCCGAACACAACAGGCAATCGAACGCATCCTGCTCGAAGCCGGTGAAAAGGCGATCGACCCGCCGATGATTGCGGCCATGGATGTCATCCGCTCGGATATTGGCCTCGGTGCCGGCGGCATCACCTGGCTGGACAAAGAGTATGATGAGCGGCTGGGCGAAGCGCTGCGGCCTTTGCCTCTCGACTTCTCGGGCCTGCCTGCCGGGCGGAATATGTCTGATCGGCTCGACCAGACCATCCGCATGGGCTTCATGACCGACAAGGTGCAGATCCCCGACACCTCGGGCATGACTGCCTACCAAATCCGCAAGGTGGTCGAACAACAGATGCGGGCTCACATCCCGATGTTTGAGCCGGTGGAAATCGAATATTCCGAACCGCTCTGCTCGGAAACCTTCAAGGTGATGCGCTCGCTCGGCGCTTTCCCTGCCAATGAGATACCGGATTCGCTCAAGGGCTCTGGCGTCGAGTTCTCCTTCAAGAGCCCGATCAAGGATCTGGAAGACGAAGGCATGCAGCAAAAGCTGATTGAGGGCCTGGGCGTGGTCAAGGAAGCCGCTGCGCTCGACCCGATGGTTGCCAAGCTGCCGAACGCCATGGCGATTGCGAAAGACCTCTTGCGCCGCACGGGCTGGCCAGAAGAATGGCTCAACGACGACAAGATGATGAAGGCGGCGGCCGACCAGATGGCGGCTGCTGCTCAAGCGGCGAACGCGGAAGCGACTGTTGGCGGGGCTGCTGAAGCCGCTGGCAAGGCCGCTCCGATGGTCCGGGCTCTGCAGCAAGCCGCATGACGCAACATTCGCCCCGAAGCGGGTCGCCGCGGTTAAATCCGATGGCGCCGGCCGCATACGATGACCTCGATGTCGAAGCCATCAAGGCGGTCGCTGCCGGCAACGCCTCTGAAGGACAGCAGAAGCGGGCAATCGCCTGGATCGTCCACAAGGCGGCGATGACATACGACGAAGTTTTCGTCCCTGGGCAACCTGATGTTGGTCACCACCTGACCGGCCGGCGCAATGTCGGAAACCAGATCCTGAAGCTGGTCAACACGCCAATCCATTTGCTGACGAAACCGAAAGGAACACCTGATGTCCGATGACACTCTAGCAACGGGCGCGGCTTCGGCCGAAAACCCCGTTCCGGGTGCTGCTGAAGCGGCAACGACTACCGCCGCTGCTGTAACTGTCGAACCGGCGAAAGCCACTCCTGCTGCCGCTCCTGCGCCTGCTGCTGCCACGCCGGCCGCTGCGGCTCCTGACGCTGGCAAAGATACACCGGACGAGGAAGGCACGTTCGGCAAAGACTGGCGCGACAAGCTGGCGAAGGGCGATGAAAAGAAACTCGCCATGCTCAAGCGGTTCACGTCGCCTGAAGCTCTGTTGCAGGCGCAGGAAGAGGCGCAGCGCAAGATTTCCGAAGGGCTGAAGCCGAAGGGCAAGCCCGGCGACAAGGCGACCGATGACGACTGGAAGGCCTACCGCAAGGAACACAGCATTCCTGATGCCGTCGATGACTTCGTCAAGGCCATTGTCCTGCCTGACAAGCGGGTGATCGGCGACGATGACAAGCCGATGGTTGCGGCCTTCGCTGAACGCGCCATCAAGAAAGGCATTGCGCCGTCCGACATGGCCGAAATGGTCGATGAGTACTATGCGATTCAGGAAGAGGGGCAGTTTCAGCAAGCGACCGCTGACGCCACCTTCAAGAAGACGGCCGAAGCGGACCTGAAAAAGGAATGGGGCGGCGACTATGCCGGCAACTTCGCGGCGATGCGTCCCTATTTCGAGGGCGTCAATCCCGATCTGTTTGACAAGCTGATGGGCGGCCGGCTGGCTGACGGAACGAAGATAGGCAATCACCCTGACGTGTTGCGGTTCTTCGCTGCAAAGGCGGTTGCCGAAAACCCTATGGCTACGATTATCCCGGTCGGCGGTTCGTCCTCCGAAGGCCTGCTCGCTGAAATCGCCGGCATGGAAAAGCGGATGCGGGATGACCGCAACGCCTGGCACAAAGACGCGAAGGCGCAAGAGCGCTATCGCCAACTGATCACGGCCCGCGACAAGCTCAAGGCCTGATAATCCCGCTCGAAGACGGCCAACCCGCCACGCGGCTCCGTCGATAGCGGCTCTACCCAAACCCAGCACGAAGTCAGCGCCGAAGGGCGGTCTAGCGGCTCCGGTTAAACCCGGACAACCCGCGACCCTGGCCTGCGGACAACCTGCCTACGGCTCCCGATCCCTCAATAGAAGGAATCTGGACCATGGCCGACACGGCATTCCAGAAACAATATCGTCAAGAGTACATCGCCGGCTTTGAAGCCGGTGAAAGCCCGCTGCGCATGGCTGTCACGACCGAGTTCGTGCGCAAGGGCAATGAAGCCATCTTCCTCGTAGCCGACAGTGGCGGCGCGGAAGCTCGTACGCGCGGCGTCAACGGCCTGATCACGGCTCGCGGCGACAACCTGACCCAGAACACCGCAACGCTGGTGGAATGGCACGACCTGGTGCGCAAGACGGACTTCAACATCTTCGCCTCACAGGGCGACCAGAAGAAAATCATGCAGCAGACTTCGCTGAACGTGATGAACCGCAAGGTTGACGCGGACATCATCACTGAGCTGGCGAACGGCACCGTTGACACCGGCGCCGCTGTGACTGGTTCGCTTACCCTGGTCACCAAGGCAATCGGCATCCTGGGCCTGGCAGCAGTGCCAATTCAGGAGATCGAAAACATGTGGGGGCTGATCACTCCCGCGATGCTCACGTACTTCATGCGCGATGCGACCTTTACGTCTCGCGATTATGTCGACGTGCAGCCGCTTGCCGGTGGTCCGATCAAGCGCGTCATGCGCTGGGCCGGCGTCAACTGGCTGACGCATCCGACCCTTCCGGGCGTCGGCACGAGCGCTGAAAAGGCGTTCCTCTTCCACCGCTCGGCCATCGGCCACGCGGCGGATACCGAAAACCTCGAATCCCTTGTCGGCTACGACGAAGAGCAGGGTTATTCCTGGGCTCGCGCCTCCGCCTTCATGGGCTCCAAGCTGCTGCAGAACAGCGGCGTTGTCGTCATGAACCATGATGGCTCTGCCATCGTCGGCGTCTAAGGAGGGCTGAAACCATGGCTTACGCAACTACCAACCCTCCGGTCCTGATTTCTCAGGGCATCGCTGGCTTCCGTCTCTGGAAGTATGAATCGGTCGATGCGGCCTCGCTGGTCCGCGTCTCCGGCTACTTCACGAACGGCTGGCAGCTCGGCATGCGCGTCAATGACATCGTCTTCGTCACCGACACGGACAGCTCGAACGCCACGACCATTCACACGGTCAATCTGGCGTCCGCAACTGCCGTCGATCTGACTGACGGTCTCGCGGTCGGCACTACCGACACCGACTAAGGCGTCACAGGGCAGGGGCTTCGGCTCCTGCCTTTTCTCATTCATCGAAAGGAACCCGGCGATGGCCGAAGCTCTTCCCCTTGTGGTCGGCGATCCGAGTTCGACCAAAGTCAAGCCCGTCCTCCTTGTTGACGCTCTTGGCAACCCGATCGACGCGACGCATCCGCTGTTCATGACTGGTGGCGGCACAGCCGCCGCACCGTCCGCTGTGGTCGGCAATGTGGCGTCCGGTGTTGCTGACGCTGGCGCGCCGGTCAAAGTCGGCGGCATCTACAACACGACGCAGCCGACTATCGTTGCGGGCCAGCGAGCCGACGCACAGTCGGACGTCAACGGCAACCTGCGCACGTTCAACACCGCGCCAATCGTTGCCGGTGCCGATGCCGTGGTCAACGCCAACCTGACGTCCATGGGAAACCCTGGCGCCAGTGCTGTGTTGCTGCGACCCCTTGCAACGGCTGGGTATGCCTTCAACGGCACGACATGGGATCGGCAGCGCAAGCCAAATGCCGCCTCTCGCATCGTGTCGTCGGCCGCCACAACCAACGCCACGGTCGCGAAAGCTTCGGCGGGGGATTTGCTGAAGGTCGTCGGGCTGAAGGCCACGGCGGCGAACTGCTTCCTGAAAATCTACAACAAGGCCACGGCGCCGACCGTGGGCACTGACACGCCCGTCCTCACCATCCCGCTCTTTGCCTCTCAAGCTTTTAACTTCGACCTTGGCGGCATGTTCTTCGCCACTGGCATCTCCTACGCCATCACGGCTCTTGCGGCCGATGCGGACACAACCGCCATCGCTGCCGGCGACGTGCTCGGGTTGAATGTCATCTACGCGTAATCAACCGAAAGGAGCTACCATGCCTCTGAACGTCAACGGCCTCATGCTGGCCGAAAGCAAGCGCACGGTCTACCGCGTGTCGCTCTATGCGAACACCAAGCCGGAAGACCTTCTCGACCCGGCCTTCTGGGTCCATGTCGGTCCTCAACTGCGCGCCGACGACATCATTGAAGTTGTCGGCTTCGACAAGGCCTGGTTCGGCGAAGTGATGGTCCTCGAAGTGGGCAAGGGCGCTGCCGGCGGCGCGCGCGTGGCCTATACAAGTGGGCCGGTGCAGCTCACCAATGAGACCACCCTTGCCAAGCCTTCGGAACATGAAGTGCGCTGGGGCGGCCCGAATGGCGGCTGGCGCGTCATCCGCACGAAGGACAAGACGGTCCTGGCCGACATGCTAGAAACGAAAGAAGCCGGCGTCGCCTGGATCGCGGAAAACCTGAAGGCGGCCTAGTCGATGACTGACCAGCTTTCCCTGTACAACGGCGCGCTGATCAAGCTCGGTCAGCCGCGTCTTGGCGCCCTCACGGACGAGGGGAAGGCGCGCCGCGCGCTCGATGCCGAATATGCAAAGACCGTGAAGGGTTGTCTCGAAGCCGCGTTCTGGAATTTCGCCATGCGATTTGTCCAGCTCGAGGCCACGCCTTCGGTCGGCAGCAACTTCGGCTACCAGTATGTGTTCGACAAGCCGGATGACTGGCTGCGCACCGCTGGTGTGACCTCCGACGACTTCGGCCGGGTGCCGTTGCTGGACTATGACGACCGCACAAGCCGGATCCTGGCAAATATCTCGATAATCTACCTTCGCTATGTGTCGAACGATGAGGACTATGGCCTGGATCTCGGCCTTTGGCCTCAAAGCTTTGTCGACTACGTCGAGACGTGCCTTGCCTCGGCAACATGCGAGGAAGTGACCGGCTCGTCGGACCGGAAAGACAAGCTCGAAAAGGCGCGCGACAAGGCGAAATACAAGGCTTCGAACACCGATGCCATGAATGAGGCGGTAACCCGTTACCCACCTCCTGGCCGGCTGGTGCAAAGCCGTGGCTCTTCCTCTCGCGGTAGGCCTTTCGGGCTCCGCTGATGGCGAAAACAAATGCGCCTCTGCTGGCCTTCAACCGGGGGCTGGTTTCCACCTCTGCACTGACGCGGGTTGATGTCGATCGCATCCGCTTGTCTGCGGAAATCATGGAAAACTGGTTGCCGAAGACGGCTGGCTCGATGTTCCTTCGGCCTGGCTCCGGCTACCTCGGCGCCAGCCGCAACAACGCGTTCGCAATCGACATTCCCTTCGTCGCCGCGACCGATGACACTGCGCTGATCGAGATGGCAGACGGCAAGATGCGGGTTCGCATCAACGATGTGCTGATTTCCCGCGTGTCGGTCGCCACCACGATATCGAACAGCGCCTTCGCTACCTCGGCAAGTTGGTCGGACGGCTCGACCAGCGGCGGCACTCTTGCCTTTGGCGGCACCGGCCTGGTCCTGAATGCGGTCAACGTCGGCGGGCTGGCTCTCTGCCGACGCCAAATCACCGTGGCGGGTGGCGATGTGAATAAGGAACACGCCCTCAGCATCGCGGTCACGCGCGGACCTGTGACCTTCCGCTGCGGCTCGACATCGGGTGGTGACGAATATGTCGCCGAAACGACGATGCGGACTGGCGCACATAGCCTGGCCTTCACGCCTACCGGCGATTTTTGGATCCAGTTTCAGAGCGACCTCGACATCGACAAGATTGTTGCGTCCTGCCAAGTCGCGTCGACCGGCACGATGGAACTGGATATCCCTTACGCTGCGGCCGACCTGCCATTTGTTCGCTGGGATCAGTCGGCGGATGTGCTGTTCCTCGCCTGCGAAGGGTTCCAGCAGCGCCGCATCGAGCGCCGAGGCGCCGGGCGGAGCTGGTCGATCGTTCTTTACCGGCCGGAAAATGGTCCGTTCTTTGCTGCGCGATCCGCAAAGGTGAAGCTGAAGGTCGGGGCGACAAGCGGCAACACCACGCTGACTGCTGATCTTCCGTTCTTCAAGCCCGAACATGTCGGCGCGCTGTTCCGGAATTTCAACGAAGGCTTCACCGAGACGTTCAAGCTGGGCGCCGAGCTGGCCTATTCCGACCCGATGCGAGTCACAGGCCTCACAACCACCGTGACCGACAGGAACTGGTCATATTCTGTTTCTGGCACATGGGTTGGTACCCTTCGCTGGAAACGATCCTTCGACGGCGAAGACACCGGCTACAAAGATTTTCGCAAGGCGACAGGCTCAAGCGCAACCGATATCACAGCCCCTGTCGGCGTCACCGGCAATAATGACGACGACGACAACGCCATCATCTACTACAAACTCGGCTTCAACCCCGGCGACTATACGTCAGGGACGGCTGTCGTATCCATTGTCTACGACGGCGGTGGTGGCTACGGCGTTTGTCGCGTGATCGGCTACACCTCGGCAACACAAGTCGATATCGAGGTGTTGGACCATTTCAACAGCACCGGCTACACCGACAACTGGCAGGAAGGCATCTGGTCCGACAGGCAGGGATGGCCTAGCGCCGTGGCTTTCGACAAGGGCCGGCTGGGCTGGGCGGGCAAGTCCCGGTTCATTTTCTCGGTAGCCGACGATTACGAGAATTTCGACCCTGACTTTGAGGGCGATAGCGGGCCGATCAACCGCACATTGGGCTCTGGGCCTGTCGATACCATCAATTTCATGCTTTCGCTTAGCCGGCCGATTATCGGAACGCCTGGCGCTGAGTTCTCGATCAAGTCGACTTCATTCGATGAACCGCTGACGCCTCAAAATGCGCAAGCGGGAACGCCTTCAACGCAAGGGTCTCGGGCTGGCGTCGCCGCTGTGAAAATAGACAGTCGCGGCATATTTGCGCAGCGATCCGGCAAGCGCCTTTTCGAATTGATCCCGGACGGAACCACCTATGACTATCTTCCGCGCGACTTGACGCTGCTTTGCCCGGACCTGACCGGCAACGCCAATGTCGTCGGCATGGCAATTCAGCGCCAGCCTGACACGCGGGCGCACGTCTGGCTCGATGACGGTACTGTCGTGCTGCTCACCTATGAGCCGTCTGAAGACGTGACTTGCTGGTCAAGGTGGACGGCGGGCGGCTCTGGCTTCATCGAAGGCGTTTCGGTTTTGCCGGGCGAAGATGAGGATCAAGTCTTCTATCGGGTGCGCCGGACAGTCAGCGCCTCAACCGTCCGCTATCTCGACAAGGTTGCGCTGGAATCGGAATGCCTGGGCGGCACGATGAACAAGATGGCTGACAGCTTCGTGGTCATCGCTGCGGTGACCGGAACCTCTGTGACCGGCCTTTCGCATTTGGACGGCCTGAGCGTGGTCGCCTGGGCTGCTGGGAAGTATCTAGGCGCCTACACGGTGTCGGCTGGCGCAATCACGCTAAGCGCTCCGGTGACGGCTGCTGATGTCATGGTGGGCCTGCCCTATACCGCGCTCTACAAGTCGACCAAGCTGGCCTATGCCGCGTCGGCGGGTACGGCGCTCAGCCAGATCAAGCGCGTCAACTATGTCGGCCTGATCATGGGCCGGGTGCACAATGACGGCATCGAAGTCGGCCGCGATTTCACCAACATGGACAAGCTGCCGCGCCTGTACCAGGGCAGGCCGGTCACGGCCGATGAAATCTTCACCGAATACGAAGAGCCGGCAACGGCTTTCGGCGGCGAATGGAAGCCGGACAGCCGCCTTTGCATCCGTGCCACGGCGCCGAAGCCCTGCGTTCTCAATGCGGCGGTCGTCACTGTCGAGACCAACGATAAAGTCTGATGGCTCACGAAGTCGTGCCGCTCACGCGGGAACACCTCACCGGATGGTATGGCGACAAGGGCAGCGGTCCAACGGTGCGCGGTATCGCCGGCATTGTTGACGGCAAGCTGGCGGCGGTCGCCGGGTTCTGGTTCTCGCGGGGCAACGTGATTGCGTTCTGCTCGCTGAAGCCTGAGGCGCGGCCATACCGACACGCAATTCATCGGACGGCGTTGGGCCTCATGCAGGAAGCCAAGACGCGGCACAAGCGCATCATTGCGCTCTGCGACCGTGACGAAAAGACCTCGGCGAAATGGCTCTCGCGGCTTGGTTTCAAGCCTGACGAAGGGGACGTGTGGACATGGCAGACTTCGGAATAACTGAGGTTCTAGCGCTCGTCGGTGCCGGCGTGTCGGCGGCTGGCACGTTGGCGGCCGGCGCTGCGAAGAAGAGCGCGGCCGATTACCAGGCGGCGCAGCTCGATCAACAGGCGAAGGAAGAGACGGCAGCGGCCCAACGTGAGGCGGAACGCGCCAAGAAGGAGAAGAACTTCGTTCTGTCGCGTCAACAGGCTGTAGCCAGCGCCTCCGGCCTCGGTGCGCTCGATGAGACGGTGGTGGATCTGGCCGGCGACATTGCCACGCAAGGCGCGGTCAACGAAGGCATGATCCGCTATGGCGGTGAAGAACGCGCCAAGGGCAGGCGGGCTCAAGCTGTCGCCTCGCGCATGGAAGGCAAGGCCGCGCAAACCGGCTCCTACTTCGGCGCTGTCGGGACGCTGATGGACGGCGTGGGCTCATTCGCGAAGGACTGGAATCCGACGCCATATTCTGGCGCGCCCTCTTCGGGGATTTATTACTGATGCCGCTGAAACTGCCTGGCGCTGAAGACCTGAGCGCGCCTGTCAGCGGGCGTTCTGGTCGACCTATTGCGACCTATGACACCTCGGCCATCGGGCAGGGCGTGGCGCAACTCGGCGCCGGCCTGCAGTCGATGTCGAATAGCCTGAAGGTCAAAGAGACCAAAGCAAAAGAGACAGTCGACAAAACCCAGCTCTTCGACACTGAAAGCCGTTACCAGCAATTCAGGTCGGCACAGGCGCAAGCGCTGACCGCTGCCGGCGACAAGGCGGAACCGGGCGCGTTCGGCTTCAAAGAGCAATACCAGGGCGCCTATAAGGAAGCCGCCAAGCAATTCATGACCAGCGTGCCGGCAGAGCTTAAGCCGGTCTACGATGCGAAGCTTTTCAGCACGGAAGAAAGCCTCATCAACGGTGAGGGCGGCGCGGGCGATTTCGAACGAAAGCAGCGCAAAGCCTATTACAAAACGAATGTCGATGAAGGCCTGACGGCCATTGAAAGCCGGCTCTATAGCGACCCATCGAAATTTGATGATGCGGTCTTCGAAGGCAACAACTTCATCGATGCCATTCCCGACGAAGACGTCAACCCGATTGAGAAGGATGCGCTGCGCCGTGGCTGGAAGGCTAAGGCACAGATGGCGGCGCTCAACGGCATGAAGCCGGCCGATCGGCTCCGGGCTCTCGGGGAGGCTCCGGGCCAGGACGATATCATCAACGCCATGAAGGGCGTCGAAAGCGGTCATGATCCGAACGCCGTTTCTGGCGCAGGTGCCATCGGCGAAATGCAAGTCATGCCGGAAACCGGCGCGGAGATTGCGCAGGAAATCGAAGATCCGAATTACCCGAAAGACCCGGACGCGCAAGTCGAATATCTGAAAGACCCCACTGTCTCTGAGAAGTACGGGACATACTATTTCAACAAGATGCTGGCTCGCTACGATGGCGACACGGAAGCCGCGCTTATCGCCTACAATGGCGGCGCGGATCGGGCCGACAAGTGGCTTGCCAGCGGTCGCAACGATGCCGTCATCCCGCAGGAATCGGCCGACTATTACAAGAAGGTTCTCGCCAAGACCAAGGGCGGCGCCGTCGCCTCCGCACAGACTGCGCCTCGTGGGCTGAAAGAGCCCGGCAACATCGACCTGAACGCGCGGCCGGTGGTGAAGAATGCTGACGGCACGATTTCAACCGTGCGCTCGATCTCGTTCGAAGAGGACGGCAAGGAAGTTCTCATCCCGACCGTTTCGGACGATGGCAAAATCCTGAGCAACCAGGACGCCATCAAGCTTTATCGCCAGACCGGCAAGCACCTGGGCAAGTTCGACAATGCCGACGATGCCACCGCATACGCTCAAGACCTCCACAACGCGCAAGCGAAACAGTATGGCGGCGAAGACCAGCCGGTAATCATCGGCAACCAGGCGGGCCGCGTGGGGAGCCCTGACGTTGCCGGCGTCAACAGCGTGGTCTTGTCGCGCTTCAAGCAAGTGCAGAACGCCTTTGGGGCGTCCGTGCCTATCGTCTCGGGCTTCCGCGATCCTGAACGCAATGCGAGGGCTGGCGGGGCTCGCAAGTCCGAACACATGCACGGCAACGCGCTGGACCTCGATGTCAGCAAGCTTTCGCCCGATGAGCGCGTCCGGCTGATCCAGACCGCTTCCTCGATGGGCTTTACCGGCATCGGCGTCTACGCCAATTCCCTGCATCTCGATATCGGTTCGCGCCGCGCCTGGGGCGCCTCGCACCATTCGGACAGCGTACCGACCTGGGCGCGCGATGCCATCGCCGCGCATATGGCGGGCAAGTCCGTTCCACTCGGGCAGCGCGGCGGCGCAGGCTTCAAGGTCGATTCCCGCTTTGCCGATATGGATTACGTCTCGCGCGATACCATCGCCAAGGGCGCGCAGAAGGACATTCAGACCGAAGCGACCGCGACCCGCATTCAGCAGCAGGCGCAATACAAGGCCTATGACGATGCGATGGGGCTCAACATCGAAACGGGCAAGATTGTCAGTGAAGACCAGATCCTCAGCGACCCGATGCTGGACGATGGCGATATCACCAAGCAGTTGAAGGCGTTCCGCTCGAAGCAGAAGGAAGACGGCGGCGTCGGCGCGCTGGTGTCGGCTATCCTGGCCGGAAGCCCGGCGGCCTCGATCAACAGCTTTGATGGCGACCAGAAGTCGCTTGGCAACAAAGCCTATGATGCGATGATCAAGGTGACGCCAGAAGAGCAACAGCCGGTTGTCACGCAAGGCTTCGTCAAAGCGACCGGCTACATTCCCGACACGCTACAGGCTCAAGTGAGGCAGGGCGCCGCGTCGAAAGACCCGGCTGTCTTTGCCGCTGCCATGTCGCAAGCCGATGCCCTGCAGACCGTTGCGCCTGTCTCGTTCGGTGCTGTCGAGGGCGCGGCCGACATTCGCGACAAGCTCGCGGCCTTCCGCCATTTCGTCAATGATCGGGGCATGTCCGGCGAAGAGGCATCGCAGCGCATTCTTGCGATGGATGACCCGGCAAAGAAGGTGAACCGAGAGATTCTGAAGCCCGGTCTCGACAAGTTCACAAAGACCCTGACCGTGGCCGATGTCACCAGCGAATTTGATCCCGGCATCCTGTCACCGGAGCCTGGCGCCGGCATCATGCCTTTGCAGACAAGCGCGCTGATGGCCGAATACAAGGAAATAGCCGAAGAGAAATTCTACGATACCGGCGGCGACGAAGGCGCGGCGAAGGCGCAAGCCCTAGCCGAACTGAAAACACGCTGGAATGTCAGCAACATATCGGGCGCGCCTAACCTGATGCGCCTGCCGCCTGAGCTGCACTATCCGCCGATCGACGGCAAATATGACTACTTGCGCACCGACGCCATGAAGACGGCCGAAACCTACGTGGCCGGCCTGCATGATGGGCGCAAGGTCGAAAATGTCGCCATCATCCCTGACGCGACGACGCGGGCCGATATCGAGCGAAAACGCCCACCGCGCTACCGGCTTTTCTACCAGTACACCGAAGGCGGGCAGACCAAGTTTGATGAGGTGTTTGCGGGGCAGTGGGGCATCGATCCGAACACCTTGAAAGTGGGCGTAGCGAAGAGCGCGGAAGACGCAGACAAGCGCTACCATGCACTCCACAAGGTCAAGGACCAGGCCAACGATATCGACCGGGCAGCGGTCGCCAAGGCCAAAGCCATCAACGCCGACCCGAACACGCAAGACTTCATCCGGGCTCTCAATTCGGAAGCGACCATCGGCGCCGGCCGGGTTCAATCCGATCTGGTGCGCCGCAAGGGTGCCGAAGACGAAACACCGGCCGCGCCGGCCGAACCCGCGCCGCCACAAAATCCGCGTGGTGGCGGTGACCCCAATGCCGGCAAGGCGTTCCGTAGCGGATCGGGGGGCAATCTCTAATGCCGATTCTCGACTATCCCGAAGACCGGCCGGCGCTCGGCGCCTTTGGCTCCGTCGATTACAAGCCGGCGGAAACCGAAGTGGCGCCCGATACGGCAACGCTTCTCGGGGCTGCTTTCCGGCAAGGCAACACGATTGGCTCGATGGCCTCGAACAAGCTGGCCGGCGTCGACCTTGCCACGCGTGAAGACGGTTTCACTGGCGATGTCATATGGGACAAAATCGAGGGGACGCCATACGAAAGGCATTGGGAACGGTTCACCGATGTCTTCAACGCCGCCGGCTACGAAGCCATGAAGGCGCAAATCGACATGGAAACCGAAGACCGGCGCACCATCGACGCGGCCGGCTGGTGGGGGACCGGCGCTTCTGCCTTGGCCGGCGTGGTCGATCTGCCTACGCTCATTCCTGGCGGGGCTGTCGTCCGCGAAGCGACCATCGGCGCCACAGTTTTGAAAACTGCGCTGCGCACGGCCGGCGCTGGCGCCCTTGGGGCTGGGGTTTCTGAAATGGCCCTGCAGTCGACGCAACAGACGCGCCCGATTGCTGAAAGCGCGATGGCTGTCGGTGCGGGTGCTATCCTGGGCGGCCTGCTCGGCTCCGGTGTCGGTGCCCTGTTCTCCCATGCTGAGCGAAAGGCCGCGTTCGCTTCGGTCGAAAGGGCTCTGCAGGATCACGTTCCGACGCCTGAAGAAGTGGCTGCGCACGCTGAAGGCGTTGGCATGGGCGCTCAAGCGGTCGACAAGCCCGTCCTCGGGGACTACGGCATCGCCTCGGGCGCCAAGTCGGTCGGCGCTCTGCAGTCCGGGTTCAACCCGCTGCTGCGCGCTGCTCATAGCCCCTCGGCGCCGTCTCGCGAGATAATGGCGAACATGGCCGAAACCGGCTTCTATCTCGAAAAGAACGTGCGCGGCGAAGGCAACCTCGCTGTCGAAAGCGCGGTCAAGTATTGGGATCGGGGCGCGCTGACCAAAGCTCTGGAAGACATGCGCGGAACCTATGCCAAGGCGCGAAAAGAGCCTGGCTTCGACATGACAAAGGAAGAGTTTCGCACGGCTGTCAGCAAGGCGATGCGCCGTGGCGATGTCGGCGAAAACGATGCGGTTTCGGCGGCGGCTCAATCTTGGCGCAAGACCCTCTTCGACCCGCTGAAGGACGAAGCCATTGCCGCCGGCCTGCTGCCGGCCGATGTGAACGTCAAGACGGCAACGTCCTACCTGACCCGCCTCTGGAATTCGAACCGGCTGAATGCCGGGGAAGGGCGTTTCAAGGCCATCGTCAAGCCGTGGATCGATGACCAGCTTTCCCAGCTCGAATTCAAGGCCGATGAAATCAAGGTCGGCAACCGGATTGTCGACGCTGAAAAGCAGCGCGAAACCTTCGGCAAGGTCTCCGAACGTCTCGACAATATCGAAAGCCGCCTGACGGAACGCCAAGGCATCCGGGAACGGAAAGTGGCTTCGCTCGGTCAGTTGCAACAGACCAGGCAGGACGTGCTGAAGGAACGCGCGCCGGCCGATGTGGTGCGGATGCTGCGCGGTGCGGATGAAAATTCCGTCATGGTCGACACGGTGAAGCAGGCGAGGGCGGCCGAACGCTCGGCGAATCGAAAGCAGACCTTCGCCGAACGCTCGCCGATCCTGGCGCTGATCAAGGCGAAGGGCGGCATTCGTGTCGGCTCGAAACTGGACAATGAGCTGCGGGCAATGGGCGTCACGCCTAAGACGCATCCGGGCATGTTCATCAAGAAGGGCGGAATCGGCGATGTCGACAACTTCGTCCACGCCGAAGACGAAATGTTTGCGAACCTACCGCAAGACGGCAACGGCTATGTCGACCCGGTGGCGGTTATGGAATCGATCCGCTCGGAGCTGAGCGGCAATCCCCTGCGCACGCCAGAGGAAGAGGCTACAGCGGCGGCGATGGACAATCTGGACAAAGTGGCGGCCGAATGGCTGGACCGCGTTGGGCTGGCTCCTAACGCCTCGGTGAAGGACGTTCGCGACTTCATCGGCCGCGTGACCGGTGCCGAAAAGAACACTGCCGGCATCGATTCGCGCATCTCGCGTTTTGAGCAGGAGATTGAAGCCTTCGACCGGGCAAGCGACGCCATCGTCAATGAGAGCAAAATCACTGCCGCCGAAGCAAAGACAGTCGGCGAAGAGCTGGAAAAGCTGGAAACCGAACTCGATGCGGTGAAGGATCTCGCCAACTCGTCGCCGCGCGTGGCGCTGGTGGTCGATTACGGCACAACCCGCCGCGACCTTTTCAAATCGAAGCTGAAGGAACGCAACCTTTCCAAGCGCGTCGAAGCCCTGAAGCGGCTCGATGCCGAAGGCGGCGCGAATGATGAAATCCTGGCTGAGCTTGCCGCCAAATCGATCGAACTGGACCGGCTGCGCGCCAGCATCGAAGGGCTGAAGGCGAAGGCTGACAAGCTCGAACCGATGATGCCCAAGGTGAAACAGGAAATTCCCGAATTTGTCTCGCCGGCTGATCGTGCCGATTATGTCGGGGGCATCGTTGACGATATCTTTTCTCAGCTCACCGGCCGCGCAAACCAGGGCATGCCGTCCTACGATATGACGATGTCTTCGCGCGGGCCTCTGAAGGAACGCACGTTCAACATTCCCGATCACCTCATTGAAGATTTCCTTGAACACGACATTGAACTGATCGGGCGCCGCTATGCCCGCGTGATGGCGGCCGATGTCGAACTGACGAATATGGACAAGCGCCTGGGCGGCGCCGGCAAGCCGACGCTGGCAAGCCAGCTCGATCGGGTGAAAAACGAATACCTAAACCTACGCAACGCCATCGAAGACAATCCGGCCTTCACTGATCTCAAGGCGAAAGCCAGCGCATTGAAGGCGCTCGCCAAGAGCGAGAAGAGCGACGTTGAAGACATAGCCGGCGTCCGGGATCTGCTGCGCGGTCAATACAAGGTCGACACGCAACACACGAATTACGCTCGGGTGCTGCGCATGGCCGGCGTGTTCAACTTCATGCGCTCGCTCGGGGGTGTGGTCGTCTCGTCGCTGTCTGACGCTGCCCGGCCGCCGATGGTCCACGGCATGGGCCGCTACATGAGCGAGGGGATAGCGCCGCTCCTGACCAATCTCGATGCGGTCAAGCTGGCGGTTGAAGACGCGAAGCTCCTGGGCGCCGTGACGGAACGGTCTCTGCAGGGAAGGCTTGCGACCATGGCCGAACTTGCCGACCCTTATGCCAGCAACTCGCCCTTTGAACGATTCATCGACAACGCCGCGAACGTCTTTTCCAAGATGACGCTGCTGCCGTGGTGGAACGACATACACAAGTCCATTGCCTCGGTGCTGGTGCAAAACCGCCTGCTGAAAAACGCCGCGGTTGATTATGAAAGCCTGGCGCCGGCCGAACTGAAATACATGGGCTTCCTCGGCATCGATGCTCACATGGCCGAACGGATATCGAAGCAATTTGCAGAGTTCGGCGATGTCGACGGCAACGTCCACATTCCGGGAATTGCGGGCTGGACGGATGAGGGCGCTCGGCGCGCCTTCGCCGCTGCGGTCAATAAGGACGTTGACAGCATCATCGTCACCAAGTCCGTGGCTGATGTGCCGCTGTTCGCCCACACGCCGACCGGCCGCGCCCTGCTGCAATTCAAAAGCTTCGCCCTGGCGTCCAATCAAAGGGTGCTGATGCGCGGGCTGCAGGAAGGGCCGGGCTCGTTCATCACCGGCATGGTCGGCATGTCCACGCTCGGAATGCTGGCCTTCTATCTGAAGCAAGTCGAATCCAACCGGCCGCTGAACGACAACCCGGGCCGGTGGATGGCGGAAGGCCTGGACAAGTCCGGCATTTTCCAGCTCGCTTTTGAGGTGAACAACACCTGGGAGAAGTTGGGCGGCTCGGGCATCTACGCTCTGTCTGGTGCCGCTTTCCCTGACAAGACGCAACGGGCGCCGGCCTCGCGATATGCGAACCGTGACGCCTTCGGCGCCATCCTCGGCCCGACATTCCAGCTCGGCACCGACGCGGCGCAACTGCTCGGCATCGGCGCTCGGGCAACGCATGGCGACATCGACATCAAGGACGCCGACGTTAACCGCGCAATCGGCGTGACGCCCTTCGCTACGCTGCCCTACTGGCGGTGGATCATTGAAGGCGGGTTCGGTCTTGGCGATGCCGGCCTAAAGCCGCAATTGAAGCAAGCGCTCGCAAACTAGCAATCGGTGTCGTCGGATCGACCACCGTAATTCCAGCACTTATCGGAACTGCTGCCGCCGACAATGAAGCTCGTCACCGCGAAGGCGACGCCTGCCAAAAGCAACATGCCGACCAGAACGCCAAACCCGCTGAAACGCGGGTCGCGCCAGAACCCAGGCTGAGCCGGGACAATCTTCTTCTTAACTGCGGAGTCCATCAAAATGGCAACCACTTCGGTTGATCAAGTCACTGGCTATGGCGAAACCGTAGCATACAAGGCTCCGTGTCGACTAGCGACCACGGCGAACATCGCCCTGAGTGGTTTACAGACGATCGACGGTAGCGTCACGGCTGCCAATGACCGTGTGCTGGTGAAGGACCAGACGGACCCTCGGGAAAACGGCATCTATATCGCGTCGACGGGCCTCTGGGCTCGTGCTCGCGACATGGACAGCAACCGCGACCTGACCAAGGGGACGCGCGTTTCGGTCACCGACGGAACTGCCGGGGCATCTACAACATGGGTTGTCACCACGACCAACCCAATCTCGATCGGTACAAGCAGCATCGCGTTTGTGACGGTGACTTTCGGGCCGTTCGTCGTTCTCGATGAGGATGACATGGTGTCGAACAGTGCCAGTGCTGTTCCTACGCAGCAGAGCGTCAAGGCTTATGCTGACACCAAGATAGCCGCGAGCGTACTCACCACGCGCGGCGACATCATGTTCCGCAATGCGACGCTGCCGGCGCGCTTAGCGGCGTCCACGGCCGGCTATCTGTTGCAAACCGCCGGAGCCGGCGCCGACCCGGCATGGGCCGGGTTCCTGCAGTCCGGCACCAGCGCCGTAACGCGCACATGGCAGGATAAGGCCCGCGAGCGAGTGTCGGTAAAGGACTTCGGCGCGGTCGGTGATGGCGTCACAGTTGACACGACAGCCATCCAGGCGGCGGAAACGTATCGCGCGTCGGTCGGCGGTGAATTGGTGTTCCCGCCGGGCGATTATCTCATTGCTGGCGTCACGGTTGGCCGAGCAAATGGCGGTGGCTGGCGCGGATTGGGCAATGTACGTCTTCTCCCGACTGCCAACTCCGTTATCCTTATCGACGTTACTGGCGCAGTGATATCGAGCACTCTGTCCAAGGTGTTCTACGTCGACGGCATCGAATTCAACTTCAACAGCAAGACCAGCGTCACCGGCTATCGCGAATCTGCGCCGTATCTGACACGCATCTCAAGGTGCAAGTTCAACCGGCTCCAGTTCTCCACGCTCTTCACAAGCCCGAACTCGGCGACCCAGACCGGCTGGATTACGATTAGTGATGTCGACCAAATCGGCGACGGCTCGTGGCTCTTCCGTGGCTTCGATGACACCCGCTATATCTTCAACATCAACATCAACAACTTCAATCAGCAGGGCACCGGAGCCGCGCCTTGGACCGGCGTAAATGCGCTGTTCCACTTCCAGCGTGCCGTCTCGGTCTACCTGAACAACGTCAATGCCGCATCGCTCGATGGCGGCGCCAAAGGCGTTTATATGCAGGGCGATTGCCAGGGGGTGTTCCTCAACAACGTCATCATCGGCTGGCCGACCTACGGCGTCCATGCCGTCGCGTGGACCGACACGCTGATCCCATCCTACGTCTACATCAACAACTGCGGCATGGATCAACCGACCGTAAAGGGCTTCGACATCGCCGGTCGGACATGGCGGATCGCCAACACCAACTCGACCAATGGCTATTTGCGCGGCAGCACTGGTCCCGCGCTGGAACTGCAAGCCACTGCTACCGACATCACCGTGCGCAGCTTCCTTGCCGCCTACATGAATCACGATGGTATCAAGGTCAATGTCGGCGCGGCAAAGGTCGTCATCGCCAATGTCACATCGGAAAACAATAACCAGAATGCAGGCGGCAATTTCGACCTGAACCTGACGAGCTGTAGCTTTGTCGATGTCGTTATGGAAGGCCGCAGCTATATCGGCACGGCGGGCGTCAACGCCACCGGCCAGCGTGTCGTCAATGGCACCACATCGAAAGAGGTCAGCCGCAACACCGGGTCTGTGGCGACAACCGCCATAATCACCCAAGAAGACCTGATGACGTACACGATCCCGGCGAGCGTTCTCAAGGTCGGTCAAAAGGTGAGACTGACCGCGTGGGGAACGACAGCCGCCAACGCCAATGGCAAGACAATCCGCTTGTGGTTCGGCGGCAACTCGATCATCGATCACAACGGCGCATGGAATGCCACGCCGTGGCGGATGACTTCCGAATTGGTCATCACAGGCGCGAGCGCACAGGAGTATTTCGGTGTCGCTATCCCGACTGCCGTTGTCCCGACTGCACGGCAGGGCACCCTGACCGTGACGGACACCGCAACCATCATCGTGAAGGCGACAGGGCAGAACGCCGTTGCCACCGCCGCTGACATCACCTGTCAGGGGTTCACAGTTGAGATAATCGACTAGCGAGGTCAGCCTTCAGCGTCTCGCCGCCATAGCACGCTGCGTGGGCCGGCCTCAACCTTTGCCACACTCCAACAACCCAAGAGGCTGAAACATGGCCGTTTCACGCGAGAAGGAATCGCTTGCCCAACCTAACCTTTGATGCTCGGCTCGGGCGGCTTCTCCGCTGGTTCAAACGACAGGCGCTGCACCGTCGCGACAATCGCCGCCGACAGGGCTTCAGCCTCGCTGAGCAGCGAAGGGCCATACAGCCCATTTGCGGCTTCCTCGCTGGGTAATACGCCAGGAGGGCAATGGTTTTCGATCGTTTCTCTGATCAACCGCAATGCGGCGCGGCATTCGGGATCGTTCCTCATGATCGATTCGAACACAGCACGGCGGCAAAAGTAGCTCTACGTGAGGTCCATGGACCCCTATTGAAATCGATCGAGACAATCACCGGCAAGAGGGCGCCATTCATTGCATGGAACCTGACAGGTCCAGCGCAGTCGTCACCAAAATCCAGTTGATGGTGTGTGACCTGCTCCGCCTGCTCCCTCAACGTTATTGCCCGCTGGCTCCGGCCGGCGGGCTGCCGCCAAAAAGTTTTGCACAGCAATACGATTGCATAGCGGGATTAGCGGTGATTGTTCGGCAGCCGGTATAGCACTCCGCGGCTGAAGACCCGATCCTCGTAGAATGAGCCTTCGAATTGCCGCGCGATTTGCCCGCCTGGGGCAGGCGACACGCCAGTATATGCAGAAGACCGGTTTCACGATGCGTGGATTCGCGCTTTGGTGCAACAAGGACGACGACGCATGCCGCTCGCTATATCCGGATTACAAAGCGCTGTCGGCTGCATTGCCCCACAGGACGCGGAAGGCCCTGGAAAAGCGATGCTATCAGCTTGGAATCACGAGACGCATCAGGATTTTGACTGAAGAAGAAGAGAGGCGATTTCGCAAACTCTATCGCTCTGCCACGAAGAATGAATTGTACGAAGCTTTCCCCGATTTGACGGCCGCCCAGCTTCATAATTTCGGACGTCGGCGAGGCCTGAAGCGCCCTCGCATCCACCTCCGTTCAGGTGACAAGCTGCTCGATGGGCTCAGAGACGAGTGCTGGCGGCTTGGAATAACGATGGCCGACCTCGATTACTTCACGCGATTATCAAATCGCTATTTCGCGATGACCAGATGGCGCCGGTCGCCGATTAGATACGATTTCGTGCGCAAGGCGATCCGCGAAATGGGCGGAAAGGTAACATCTGGCGGGGTCAAATGGCCTGACTGAATCATGCGCTTCGATTGGTGTAGCGCTGCGCCTTCCAATCGAACGAAACGCCGGCCGGGACCTGAAACCCTCGCGCCGGCTTTTTTGTGCCTTCGTGCCGGGCCTGCTGGCGCTTTGCCTTCCTGATCCTCGGCAGGTCCTGCGTGTAGGTCTTGACTTCGCCACAACGGAAATGGGCCGGGCCGCAATTGGTGTTCACGTCTGGGCCTAGCAGGGCGAGGGCGCGCTTGTGTTCGATAATCCAGCGGTCTTCGTGCCGGTGGATCGCCTCGCCGCAGACGCAGCACGGCGCGACGTTGTGGCTGGTGCAGTTCTCCGAAAAGATATGCTGCCTCCGCCGCGGTGACATGCCGGCTCGCGGCGTGTTGGCTGTCATGGGTTCCGCATCCTCACTCCCACGCCACCGCCGTTCTGCGGGATGAACTCGACGCCGGCGACCTCGAGGGCGGTTTGTATTGCGGCCAAGTTGTTTTCTATCGGCACAGATCGACCGGCTTCAAAGTTGCGGACGGTCGAGAGACCAACCCTGGCATGATCGGCAAGCTGGGCTTGCGTCCAGTCGACCAAAGCACGAGCAGCACGGGATTGAGCGGGAGAAAGCAAAGGGTCACTCCATAATCATTTTGCGCCAGCATAACGATTTTCGTTTGACATGCAAGCCGGCAACACATATCGTTATGGGTAACGTTAATCGTTGCCACATTTCGAACCGGGAGAACACAATGCCGAACACTGGTGTTCGGGCAGCCGCCGAAGGCACGCCCACAATCAACACTGGCACGGTCATCGCTTTCCGGCCGAGGCCGGCAACAGTGGTCAGGGACCAGTTGGCCGAAATCACTACCTGGCTAAAGCCGGCGTCCAACTGGCGCATCGGCCGGATGCAGATCGAGTTGGCGCATCATCTTTACATGGTGGCCGACTATCGCCGGATACTCGTAGCGGACAACTGCGGCAGAGAAAGCCCCGAGCACATGGATGCGAGTAAGCTTTCCGACAAGGCGGAGCACGCATGGCGGATCGAGTGCTTGAAACAGATATTCGTTCCGGCCGAACACGTTCGGCACCTTCGGTGGAAGCAGGACTGGCTAAAGCAGCACGGCGGCGGCACGCCAGAGACGGCGCTTGCCATCGCGCGCGATGAAACTGCGCTAGCCGATCGCCTCTCAATCGTCGCTCGACAGCAGGCAGGACGCAGGAAGGCAAACCGGTGAGCGGTGCACACGGCGTGCTAGCGTCGCCGCTTGGTGGCGAAGTATCGATCCATCGCGGTATCCGGCGCGCAAGGCGCGCACACAGTCACGCCCGATGGCAGCTGTTTGCAATCATAGCGGTGCGGCCCGAACTGAAACCATTGTTGGCACGACGGGCAACGCCGGAAGACCTTGCCGTCTCTCATTTCCATGTCGGTCATGTTGTTGAAACCCACGACGCGGCATCGCGATCGTATTGCCAAGTTGACATCGGGCCGCCCCGACCTTCGGGATAGCCTTCAATGGAGACTATGGCATGGGCTTGCTTGGCCGCGGTTTGCTCCGCATGGTGCTTAGCGTCGGACAGATCGGAGAAGTAGCCGGATCCTGGATCCGGGCGGCTATCGATCAGTATCAGGTAGCGCAACTCCCCGCCCTTTTTCAT